GGCATGGACGGTAGTTATCTGAACAACGCCTTCATCGAAAAGCGAAATGTAGTCATTTCCTTCGAGATGCGAGGAATCGGTGTTGAAAAGCGACGCCATCAGCTTTATAAGGTGGTGAAACCGAGCCGCTTTATCAAGGTTTACTACAAGACCGCAGGCATCGATGTTTTCACAACTGGTTATGTCGAGACCTGTGAAGTATCCAACTTTGAGCAGCTTGTTACTGGACAGATTTCTATTCTGTGTCCTGACATCTACTGGTATTCCACGACCTCGGTCATGGCGTATTACTCGCAGATCACAGGAGCCTTCACATTCCCGTTCCCAACGGAAAGCAACCCGGAGCCCTTCGTTCTCGGCAAATACAACACCAACAATGTCATGGAGATCATCAATGACGGCGACGAGACTGGCTTCACGCTCGAAATCGAAGCCCTCGAAGATGTCCGTTTGCCTACGCTGTACAATGCGGATACAGATGAATATTTACAGATCACAGGCGATCTGCAAGCCAGAGACATTGTGACGATCACCACCAAAACAGGCAATAAGACTGTGACACTCGACAGGGGCGGTGTCAAGACGAATATCATCAACCGCCTTGTTTCCGGCTCGACATGGCTGACGCTGCGTGAGGGCAAGAACCGCTTTTATCTGCGCGGCACGGGGCTTACAAAACTGCGAGTGAAGATCATTCACACAAATGCGTATCTGGGGGTATAACGATGCAGATTGAAGTTTACAAGATGACAGCAGAGGACGATGCTCTCACGATCACGCTGGAAGCCATCTGCGACACCTTTTCAAGTCTGCTGTGGGATATTGAATACTACAAGTGCGGCAGCTTTGAGGTGTATATCGCCGCCAATCCGCAGAACGTGGACATCTTCCAGCCCGGACGCATTGTCGGCAGAGATGATGACAACCAGCATTTCGGCATCATTGAATCTGTGCAGATCAATACCGATGTGGAGAACGGCGACTACCTGACAGTTAAGGGCAGATTCCTCATGTGCCTGTTGGAACGGCGTATCATTCATCCGACCTACAATGTGACCGCAGAAAAGGCATATTCTGAGATTGTCCGAGAGGTCGTCACGCAGAACACGCTGCTGAATGACAGCCGGAAGATTCCCGGCTTATCGCTCGGCACAGTATCCGGCACCTGCTGGGAGCAGACAACCACGCTGCAAATTTCCTATGCCAATCTGATGAAATGGATATACACCATCTGTGAGAAGATCGGCGGCACGGCGAATATCCGGCTTGTGAAGGATACCGGTGAGCAGTACCGCATGGTATTCGATCTGGCACAGGGAGAGGACAGAAGTCTGATGCAGGAGGACAACCCTCACATCATTTTCTCGGACGCATACAGCAATCTGCTGTCATTTTCCTATGCTTCTGACAGTAGTATTCAGCGCAATTTCGCATATATCTTCGGTCAGGGCAAAGGGGAGGAGCGAAAGCGTACCACATATTGTGTTGGTGCAGAGCCGACATATCTTGACCGATATGAGCTGTATGTAGATGCGGATGATATTTCCGAAACAGAACAGGTCGAGGGTGAGACTGTACCGATCCCGGAGGAGCAGTATATCGAGCTGCTGAAAACAAGAGGCTCGGAACGGCTGGAATCTCCCAAGACGGCATCGGAGTCCGAGATTGCAGCAAACAGTACGCAGTATGTTCATAACCGTGATTATTATGTCGGTGATTATGTGACTGTGGAGCATAAACGGTTCGGCATGATACAGCCCTGCATTCAGCTCATCGGTATGATAGAGGCTTTCGACCAGAACGGGCGCAGTCTAACGCCCACATTCAAAGAGGGGTGATTTTATGGCTTTTCACAGCGGATTTTTCAATTCAAAGAACCTTGACCGCACCTACACAGCGGAGAATTTCAATGATTATCTGTCCAGTATCATTTGCAACGGCATTCAGGATAACTACGGCGACTGCTTCAAGCTGACAGCAGCAAGCAGCGGATTAAGTGTGTCTGTCGGTAGGGGCAAGGCATGGATCAACGGACACTACTTCATCAACGATGCCCGCTATTCTATCGATCTGTCCGAGTATATGGACGAGTCGCTTCCGAGATATGTGGGTCTCGCCATCTATCTGGATACCACAGAAGCTGTCCGCAGCGTGACGTTGAAGCTCTTTCCCGGCACTCCGGCAGAAAACCCGCAGCTTCCGTCCATTCCACAGGATGAAAATCACGTGCGGCTACTCATGTATGCGGTACGCCTGAATCCCGGTGCTACAAGTCTGACCGAGCGTGACTGGTACGACTACCGCGAGGACAGGAATGTCTGCGGTTACTGCCGTTGTATCCTCGGCAAGTGCAGAGTAACGGAGATGCTGGCACAGCTCGCACAGATCGAGGCGGACATTTCAGAATATAACGAGACTGTTCAGGCACTGACCACACAGGTTGAAACCTTGCAGACCGAGGTCGATGATATCATCGGTGGCATTGTGGAGATCGGCACCTGCGGCGAGAATATCCATTATGTTCTTTATGAAAACGGAAAGCTCCTGCTTCACGGTACAGGCGAGACCTACGATTATGAGATCGGCAGATCGCCGTTCTGGGAACGAGAGGATATCCGTTCGCTTGTGATCGGCGAGGGCATCACAGCAATTGGTACCAGTGTGTTCGAGCGATGCTACAATATGGCAACGGCCACATTCCCCAGTACACTGATAACCATCAAAGCACGTGCATTCTTTATGTACACGCAGGGTGGTCTTACCTCCCTGACGATTCCTCCGACTATTACAACAATTGGTGAGAAGGCGTTTGTTGATCAGGCATTGACTTCTATCATCATGCCTGCAACGCTCACTACGCTCGGCACCTATATTTTTGACGGCAGTGACACGTTGACAACTGCAAGAGTAGAATGTTCCGAAGTGCCGGGATTCTGTTTCGTATGGTGTTCAAACCTGCGTAACCTTACCCTCAGCCATAATGTGACGAAAATCGGCTCTCACTGGATCAACTACTGCAACAGCCTTACTCAGCTTACCTATGAGGGAAGCCTTGATGAATGGGCTGCCGTTGTAAAGGGCGGCAACTGGGACGGCAGAGGCGGTCAGGTTGATGGCACACTCAAAAAGGTCATCTGCCTTGACGGATATATGCAGTATGATACAGAAACGAAGGAATGGACGGAGGTGCGTGAATAATGTGGAAATTCCTTGTGAAAAACCAGAGCATTGAGATTCTGGAGCGAGAGGTTCTCGCAGATCATCAAATTCAGTATGTGCAGTTCAAGTTCACATTTGACGGTGACTGGAAACGGTATCATAAAACCGTGCAGTTCAGCCAGTGTGATGAGGTGTATTCCGTTGTTCTGGGAACAGATGGCACAAGCTGTTATCTGCCTGCGGAGCTTCATGTGGGCGCGGTGAAAATGGGCATATACGGCTACGATACCGCATCGGATACCACTGTCAGAGCGACAACTGTTCCGGTAACGCTGAATATCCGAGAATCCGGCTTTGAGGGTGAAGAACCTCCGATTCCGCCGACGCCCGATCTGTATACACAGCTTCTGAAACGCATCGAGGATGCCGAGCATGGACTGGACGGAAAATCTGCCTACCAGATCGCAGTGGATCACGGCTATATCGGTACTGAGGAGGAATGGCTGGCAAGTCTGCATGGCAAGGACGGCATTACTCCGGATATGTCCGAGTATCCCAAGACAACAGAAGTGCAGACGATTGTTGAACAGCAGATCACTCTGGTGGCAGAGGAAGCCCATACACATGACAACAAGGCTACACTGGACAGCCTGACACCGGAGCTTTTCGCAGAGCTGTATGAGCTGCAGCAGTTTGAGGACAAGACTGTTTATGATATCCAGACAGTCAATGAGGAAATTCTTAATTTGCAGCAGTACAAGCATAACCATAACAATCAGGCTGTGCTTGACCGCATTACCAAGGCAATGATCTCTGCAATGGAGGAGTACGGTCCTTTCGAGGACTGGACAAGAGAGCAGATCCACACGCTCTTTGAATCCGTCAATAACTTCTCCAATACCGCACACACGCATGAGAACAAGGCTGTTCTGGATTCTATCACAGAGCAGTATATGCAAGATCTGACGGCATTTCAGGCATCCACAGCAAACGCTCTGCATGGGCTGTCTACCGGACTGAGTGAGGTATCCGCACAGGCGCATTCTCATGCGAATAAGGCGATTCTGGATTCTATCACACAGGAAATGCTCGATGACATTGCATCCATCTCGACTGTGATCGGGCAGGCGCACTGGCATCATAATCTCACAACGCTCAACGGTATCACAGATTCCAGCGTTTCCCGCTGGAATGAAGCATACACCGCCGCAATGAACCTGAACGAGCGCGTGGGTGTCAACGAGGGTGTGTTCGAGCGTTTCAAGACGGAAATTCTCTATGATATGCAGGGCGCAAAGACCTCTATCACGGATATCAATACAAGACTCGCTGCTGTCGAGGAAGCTCTTGCAGGTGTAGAGACAGCTTTAGCGGCTATCGTGGAGGTGACAGTATGAGCATTGCAAATTATCTGACAGCTCTCGATGAGCAGAGAGACGCTTTAGCCCGAAATCTTACTATGATGGGTGTATCCGCTTCGGAAACTGAAAAGCTGAATACGCTCGTACCGAAGGTGCTGCAAATTCCGCAGACCAAGCCGGATATCACGCTGTTCAAAGCATCCATCGACACGCTCCATGACTACGGCGAAAAGCTCTACACCTTCTACAATGACGGTTATCGTTCCCTTGCGGGCTTTGCGGAATCCTATCCGAATTTCTGCTCAGAGGAGAACGGTTATGCGCTGTACTACAATCAGCCGGACTTCAACTGGGGCGCAACCATTTATACGCAATGTGTCACACCTGTTGCACTCACGCCCTCAATGTCAATCCTGTTCAGCTATCGCTCCGGTGCTGCGGATGTGGGTGAAATGTGGCTTGTTCCGAAAAATGTGGGTAATCTGTCTCCGGCAGAGACCGCAAGGTATATCCACGAAACCATCATGGCAGGACAGACTGTCTCTATTCCGTTCAACTGGCTGCAAACGGGTGATAACTACACCACTGCTCTGCTCGACTGCGGAAACATAACAGCTGGTGACTATTACCTTGCGTGGAAAGCAGTCAGCGATAATACACATCCGTATATCCGCACCATTAAAATTCTGGAGGAAACATCATGAAAGAAAATATCTGTACTGCCGCCGGAGTGATCGGCGGCTTTTTTGCGGCACTGCTCGGCGGCTGGGATTCTGCTCTCATCACGCTTGTGCTGTTCATGGCAATTGACTTCACCACAGGTCTGATTGCTGCATCTATGGGCAAATCCAAACACAGCAAGACCGGCAAGCTCAGTTCAAAAGCAGGCTGGGTAGGACTTGCAAAGAAGTTCTGCATTCTGCTCATGGTTGTGGTCGCCGTCCGCATGGATATTCTCATCGGTACGACCTACATCCGCGATGCGACCTGCATCGGATTCTGCGTCAATGAGCTGCTCTCAATTATTGAAAATACGTCTTTAATGGGCATCCCGTATCCACCTGCAATCAAGAAGGCTATTGAGGTTCTTCAGAAACGTGCATCGCATATTGATGATGAAATTCAGGAAATGATCGATAACATGGAGGATGATAAGAAATGAGTAAGACCTACGATTTCAATGATACCACACAGCTTTCTCCGCACTTCAATATCTCAGAGTTCCGCTGCAAGTGCGGCAAGGAGCATGAGACTCTGAACAGCCAGGAACTGGTCGAGAAGCTCGAAAAGCTGTTCACAGCTCTCAACTGCTCCAAGATCATCGTGACAAGCGGTTATCGCTGTGAGCAGCATGACAAGAATGTCGGAGGTTCAGGCTCCGGGCAGCATACACTCGGTAAGGCAGCGGATATCTGCTGCTTCGGTCAAGACGGGCGGCCAATCAGCTCGAAGGTGGTCTGCTGTAAGGCACAGGATATCGGATTCACAGGCATTGCAAACATCACCGCTGCCTATCAGTACACGCATGTCGATGTTCGCACCGGAAAGAAATGGTACGGCGATGAAGTCCACGGCAACAGCACTGTGACCGATGATTTCTACAAGTATTTCGGAGGCGAGGATATGAAGGGTATTGATGTGAGTGTTCACAACGGCAATATCGACTGGAACAAAGTCAAGGCTGACGACATCGAGTTTGCGATACTGCGTGCGGGCTTCGGCAGACTGGAAAAGCAGAAGGATGAGAAGTTCGAGCAGAATTATGCTGAAGCAAAGGCGGCAGGAATCCCCGTGGGTGCCTATTGGTACTCCTATGCGATGAGTCCGGAAGAGGCAGAGCTTGAAGCCAATGTGTTCCTCAAGGTCATCAAGGGAAAGCAGTTCGAGATGCCCATATACTTCGACCTTGAGGAGAAAAAGCAGTTCGATCTCGGCAAGGAAAAAGTCTCTGCTATCATGAGAGCATTTCTTGAAAGAGTGGAGTCCGCAGGCTATTTCACTGGTCTCTACGGCTCTGCATCCCCCCTGTTTACCCACACAGCCGATGATATTAAATCCCACTACACGATCTGGCTTGCGCACTGGGTGGATAGGACCAACTACAGCGGTGCCTATGCGGTGTGGCAGTACAGCGAAAAGGGCAAGGTAGACGGTATCTCCGGAAATGTTGACCTCGATATCTGCTATAAGGATTTCCCGACCATCATCAAGGGCAAGGGGCTGAACGGCTGGGGCAAGGCGGCGAATCCCACGCCTGTACCTGATCCTGAGCCGACCGCAGACAGCAAGACCGCTACTGTGACCGTGCAGATCGGCAACGAGACCTACAAGGGTACGATTGTAAAGGCGTGATTATCTTCTCACGGGCAGAGGATGTTCTCTGCCCGTTCTTTTCATATGTATCAGCAAGTCAGGAGGTATGCTATGACAGATTTACAGAAAGAAAAAATCACAGAACTGCGGAAAAACGGAGAGTCTATTTCTTCAATTGCAGAAAAGATGAATCTGTCTGTCAATTCGGTGAAATCGTTTTGCAGAAGAAAAGATGTTTCACCTATGAAAGACGGCTGTAAACGATGCGGTCAGCCTCTTGTCAACACACCCGGACACCGGCAGAAAACGTTTTGTTCTGCTTCCTGCCGTCAGAAGTATTGGCGGGAAAACAGCAACCTTATAAAGCATATTTCGTTTGTGTCGCTCATTTGTCCCGCCTGCGGAAAGACTTTCTCCGACTACAAGGGACACCACAGAAAATATTGCTCACACGCTTGCTATATCGGCCATCGCTACGGAGGTGCAGCAAATGGAACAGAATGATTTTAAGTATCATGTCACAATGAGTCTTGTGCGAAAAATGGCGAAACAAGGCTTGCTGACCGCTGATGAATACGCCGTAATTGATACAAAGATGAGGGAGAAATACCGCCCTAAAATCGGCACAATATTTGTCAAAATACCGTTGACTGAACCGAAATAAGGCGGTAATATGGTAGCTGATAAACGAGGAAGGAGGTCTGCTATATGGCAGAAAAAGCGCCCAAAATCACGAAAATTGAGCCTGCTATCGCAAGTCTTCCAATAAGAAAGCGGGTTGCTGCTTATGCCCGTGTTTCGATGGTAACTGACCGCCTGATGCATTCCTTGTCTGCGCAGGTCAGCTACTACAGTGATCTGATCCAAAGAAACCCCGAATGGCAATATGCAGGGGTATATGCGGACAGTGCGGTTTCCGGAACAGGTATTTCCAATCGGCAGGAGTTCAAGCGGCTAATCGCAGATTGTGATAAAGGGCTTATCGACATTGTGCTGGTAAAAAGCATCTCACGCTTCGCAAGAAATACTGTAGACCTGCTTGAAACAGTGCGCCATTTGAAGGAAATCGGAATCGAAGTGCGATTTGAAAAAGAGCATATCAGCTCCTTTTCAGACGGCGGAGAATTGATGCTTACCCTGCTTGCAAGTTTCGCACAGGAGGAGTCGCGCTCAATTTCCGAAAATTGCAAATGGGGTATCTGGAAACGATATGAAAGCGGACAGCCGAAAAACTGCATCTGCTACGGTTATCGAGTTGTTGACGGAAAGCTTGAAATCGTGCCGGATGAAGCAGAAATTATCCGGCAGATTTTTGATTGGTATCTTGCGGGTGATTCCTGCTATATCATCTGCAAGAAGCTGAATGCTTCCGGTACAAAATCCTATTACGGAAAAAAGTTCACGGGGACAGTACTGAGCTATATTCTCCGTCAGGAAAAGTATACCGGAAATATGCTCTTGCAAAAGTTTTATACTGAGAGTCATGTGTCGCACAAGGAACGCAGGAACAACGGTGAACTGCCTATGTTTTTGATTCATGATTCGCACCCTGCGATTATATCACAGGAAACATTCGATGCGGTACAGCAGGAGATCGCAAGGCGGTATGGTGTTCCCATCGTGAACGGCATTGCCGCCAAGGATACCTATATGCATCATCCGAAAGATGGGAAAAAGCCGAAGTCATCATACCCACGCAGAAAAGCATACTGGTCGGATGAACAACGTGCAAACCATGCCGAAATCTATAAGTCCAGAGAGACCTACAGGCATTTCAGGTATGATCTATCGCTTTTTATCAAATGCGAGACCTGTGGGCAAAATATGACAGCGAATACCAAATACTATGCTGACGGCACAACAGAACTGTGGTGGGAATGCTTCAAGCATCATCGTGTTTCTGCGAGCACGGAGAGACCAAAAACAATGCAGGATGCAGCACTGAAAAAGCAGATTGCCGCCGTACTTGAAATTTCTGAATTTGATGCAGAAATCATGGAACAGCGGCTGTCGCACATATCGATTCTCGGAGATATGCTGACATTCCATTTTCGTGATGGTCATACGGTCACACAGCAGTATATCCCAAGCAAGCGGCAATATCGCAGAAAGGCAGAAAAATGAGTACAGTAACAAAAATCCCTGCATCGATAAGCCGATATACCTCTGCGCCGATCAATGCACCGGTGAAAAGGCGTGTGGCTGCCTACGCAAGAGTATCGACTGACCACGAAGAACAGCTCACATCTTATGAGGCGCAGGTCAGCTACTACACCGACTACATCAAAGAACACGCAGATTGGGAATTCGTCAAGGTCTACGCCGATGAAGGTCTGAGTGGTTGCTCAACGGCAAAGAGAGAAGGCTTCAGACAAATGGTCGCAGATGCGCTGGCAGGCCGGTTGGATCTCATCATAACAAAGAGCGTGTCGAGATTCGCCCGAAATACGGTTGACAGCCTCTCAACGATCCGTGAACTGAAGGAGCATAATGTTGAGTGCTTTTTTGAGAAAGAGAATATCTGGACATTTGACGGACGCGGAGAATTGCTCATCAGCATTATGTCGAGTTTAGCGCAGGAGGAGTCACGCTCGATTTCAGAAAACGTGATCTGGGGGCAGCGAAAGCGCATGGCAGACGGAAAACCGAATGTTCCGTTTGGACGGTTTCTCGGTTATGATAAAGGCCCGGGCGGAAAACTGGTTGTGAATGAAGCCGAGGCGGAAATCGTGCGTGAAATTTACAGCCTGTTTCTGACCGGACTGACACCGCATACCATTGCGAAGAGACTCACCGAGCGGGGAATTAAAACTCCCGCCGGAAAGGACAAATGGCACAGCAGCACTGTGAAAAGTATCCTGACAAATGAAAAGTATAAGGGCGATGCACTTCTGCAAAAGACCTACACCTCCGATTTTCTGACGAAAAAAAAGAAAATCAATCACGGGGAGATCCCGATGTATTATGTGGAGGGCAGTCATGAGGGCATTGTTACCCCTGAGATATTTGAAGCGGTACAGGTTGAAATGGAGAGACGGCAGTCACAGAAAAGCCGCTATAGTGGCGTGGATATTCTTGCGGCAAAACTGGTCTGCGGCGAATGCGGATGCTTTTACAGTCCGAAAGTCTGGCATTCGAGTGACCGCTATCGGCGTGTAGTATACCAATGTGGTCATAAGTACAAGGATGCAAAACGCTGCGAAACACCACACCTGACCGCCGATGAGATCAAGACTGTTTTCATTCAGGCTGTCAACAATATGCTCCAAAACAAAGCAGAGATCATAGCGAACCTTCGGGCGAGCATTGCAGAAATTTCAGATATGACTGCACTGATGGCAGAGCACGAACACTTCAAGGAAGAGACTGCAATGCTGGCTGAAATGGTCGAAAACTGTATTCGGGAGAACGCTCGGATCGCACAGAACCAGCAGGAGTACCAACAGCGATACAATATGCTCGTTGATCGCTACGATGTTGCCAAGAGCAAGTACGAGGAGCTTGACAGGGAAATTACCGCACGGCAGGCGCGGGTGCAGGCGATGGAGAGCTTTATTGCAAACATTGACAAGCAGAACCCGCTGAACGAATTTGACGAAGACCTCTGGGGGCTGCTTGTGGAGAGTGTGACTGTGTACAGCAAGGACGACATTCGAGTGAAATTCAAGGACTGAAAATAGAAACATTAAAATCAAAGATGCATCTCTATGGCACTTTGCTATTTCAGCGGAGTGCCTTCTTTTTTTGTTTGTATGGATGAGCATTGTGCTATACATAGGGCTTTCGTTTGTTTATGCACCCCCGATTGCACCCAATGCACCCTCGATTGCACCCCTGACGCACCCAATGCACCTTTTGGAAATGCCGATTTTACGATGTTTTTGGAAGTGCCTGAAAAGCTATCGTTTGGTGATGCACCCTACTGCACCTTCGCCGTCTTTTCTATGCACCCCCGATGCACCCAATTTGATAGCTGACCGACAATCAGAATCAGCTTGTATCTACGGAAGTAGGAAGATAGA